AAACATTTGAAGCTAAATGTATTTGATCACCATTTAATATAGGGAATGTTTCTCCCTCGAGTAAATAGGTGTTTGTCATTAATTTAATAAATTCAGATTGTGTAAGATAGTTGTTCGGATTCCTTAAGATTTGAAGTGCAATATCATCTTTAATTTCATTGCCGAATTCATCTTCCACAACAATATCAGCCAATACCATTTGATTACTAATATCTTGTAGCAACTCGTAAACATCACTAGATTGCAAAATGTTTGAATCAGTAACGTATACGCCACCATAACGAATACTTTTACCTAAAACATCGTCAAGATAGCCACGATTTTCAGCCTTTTTAAATAAGTAATTTGAAAACCTATCCCTTAAACCCAATTTCTCACCGCCTTTCTATCTATAAATGTCACCAATCAATTCATCCATACCCTCTTCTGTTATGCTATCCATAACCATCATTGTTTCTTTATGGGCAACTAAAAAAGCAACAAATCCATCAATTTTCTTTTTGGACTGTCGCTTACTTGGGGCTTTCATTCCATTGAGATTTGTTACAACTACAACATTAAGAGCACAATAAACAAATAATGGATTATCGGTCATTATACGCTTTTCATAAATAAGTATTTCTGAATCATCCATCATCGCATTCATAACGTTAGGGTACTGACCTACAGAAATACATTCAAGACCAAGGTTCTCAAGTTTTTCAATTAACTTTTGAGACATGGCTGGGTCATAGTTTATTTGTTGTACATCATACAAATTCAGGCATTCCACAATATAATCCATAACCTGGTCTTGATTTATCATCTTGCCATCACAAAAAGTAACAAAACCACGTTCAACCATATCAGTATATGGAACGTTATCTTCTTTTTCACGATGTTCAATATCTTCAGTTGGTACGAAATACATTTGTTTAACTTTTAAAATAGACTTTCCATCTTCGGTATAACCAGAGTTAGGAAAATTCAGGCTCACACATGTTAAATCTGTTGTTTTCGATAAGTCTAAACCGATATAGCAAGTTTCACCTGTTAAATCACCCAGGTCTTCCACAAGAACATGTTCAACTTGTCCTTGCTCAAAGAAGTTTTCAGCTCCATTTACGAATACATTCAAATGTTTAGAAAGGAATTCGGCTTTTTTATGCGCTGAACGTGATGCTGAGATGAATTCTGTTTCAAGCGCACTCATCGTTACAGATATACCAATATTCGGATTAACCATCTCCCAAACATTTCGGTCTGTCCAATCATAATTCTTGTTCGGTTCATATATCATGACGAAACTTGAATCATTATCATCACGTTTCAACACTTCTTTTGCTTCACGATATACTCGCATACCAACCGATGAAGAACCTTTACCAGCTGTACTGATATTAAACATAATTGGCTCAGCACGAGAAACTTGGGCTGATTTAAAGTTATCGTACTGATCCATATTTTCTTGAGCATGAAGCTCATCATTTAGAATGAAGTGTGGATTGGAACCTTCAATGGATTGAATGTTTTTACTCATTACAATGAATTGATTCTGATAAGCCAAATCATCACGAATATAATCATATGTCACACTGGAGATCGTTCCTTTTGGCCCTTTATAAATGTGTGAGCATTCCATTAATACATCATGGTTCATAATTGTTGCTGCAAATGGCTTTGCTGCATATTGAGCCTGGTTAAAATCGCTCGCACAACAATAACAATCGGCACTGAGTACTCCTTCACCGTACATCGCATAACCAAGAGCACCAACACCGATTAAGGTTTTACCATTTTTCTTAGGAACCTGAATGTAAGCTTCACGAGTAACTCGGACAATTTGTCCTTTTTCATTCTTATGAACCCATCCGTATATCCATGAGTAAGCGAATTTTTCCCAATCCTCTAGAATAAAAGGCTGTCCAGCCAAATCACCTTTAGTATGACGGACAAACGTTTCAACCCAATCCATCATTTCGTTTGCTCGGTCCACATCGAACCAAATATCTTTACGCTTTTTCCATTTATAATAACGATCTACCATTGCTTTGATAGTATCGGGATATTTTTTAGGATTCTTTCTTACTTTTTTCGCATAAATATCTGCATAGTTAACGCCATGTTCAATCATTTTGCACCACGCCATTTTGCACGATGTTTATCTAATTCACTAACCTTTGCTGTAGGCTTTTCCACCTCTTCATTTTTCCCTACAGTAGAACCACCAGTGACATATTTACCTGGTTTAGCCTTATTAGTAAGCCCTAATAAATCCAATGCTTTTGTTTTTTTATCCGCCCAAGTTTCTACTTGCTGCGCCAATGGATGCTTTGAATTATTTGTGGCCCCTACTTTATTGGTGTGACGTTGAGTAGGTGGGAAACCTTTTTCTTTCCATTCAATAAACATCGTCATATAAACTTCGAAAATATCTAAATAGGATTCAATTAATGGATCTAAAGTAAGGGTGTAAATATCTGCATCACGCATGATTTTTAATATCCGATTTTTCTCAGCTTCTGTTTTATCGGCAACAATTTTTTGACGCTCTTTTTTCGTAGACATTTCACACCCCCCTTTATTTTTT